ATTCTATGGCTGGAGACGAGATGATCGATGAACTGCGTGATCTAATGCAGGACGCTCCTGACGAGCAGACACGCATGGAGTTTCAGAGATTCATTCAGAAAATCGAGCAAATGCAGTAGGAGGTGATTGCCCTTGATTACTGAACAGGAATTGCACGAGGCGATTGCGGAGTGTCAGGGGCAACGCAATCCGAACGCTAACACTTGTATCAAATTGGCGAGCTTTTACACAATTCTCGACCACATGGCAGAAAAGCCGAGTTATTCGGAAATGCCGAACTACTCGTTTGCGAATGAAACCGAAAACACAGTAAAATATCAGAGCGGTACAGAATTTGCGGATGCGATCTACGGCAGAGATGTGGACGAGATCATGAGTATAATGGACGAATTAATGAGTACACTTTCGGTGATTAATCCACCACTATACAAAAGCGTGATGCGGAGGGTGACTGAATAAGTCGCCCTCTTTTCTTGTGTACATAAAATATACATTTTGGTAAACTATATATATTTTTGCTTATATATACAACTTTTACTAAATGTATATATTATGTACATTATTATTATAAACAAATATTAAAAAATAAAAGAAAATATAAAAAAGTATTGATATGATGATTACAAGCAATTATAATCATTGTGTAATATAATGTTGGCAAGTAGGAGGTTTCAAATGTCTACGTTAATCAAGATAGATAAGAATGGCACTAAGTATTATGCGAATTATACATGCCCACGTTGTGGCGGTGCTGGTGGCTCAGACGCTTGGGCATATACAGGTTGGACTTGTTACGAGTGCGGCGGCACAGGCAAGGCTATCAAGCCACGTATATTCAAGGAATATACACCTGAGTACAAGGCAAAGCTCGATGCTAAGAGACTTGAAAGGGCAAGGGCAAAAGCACCTGAAGACAACGCAAAGTTCTTCAAGAAGTTCGGAATGAACGAAGACGGCAAGGCTTGGATCGTTCTCGGCAATACCTATGAGATCAAAGACGAACTCAAGGCGGCTGGAGCGAAGTATAACGACTTCATCGGATGGCACTTCGATCACGAGACAAACGAGTTCAACTGTTTTGCCCTCGGTATCGAGGAGATAGCGGAACAGAACAACGTAGGCGTTTGGGAACTCTTCGACTGTTGGTGGGTAAACAAGATCGTTAAAGAGCAGAAAGATGCTCACGCACCGAAGACATCATCCGAGTATATCGGCGAAGTAGGTCAGAAGCTGAGTGTGGACGTAACACTCACGAGAATATGTCAGTTCGAGACTCACTTCACTTACAGAGGCGAGACATCATACATTTATAAGTTTGCTGATGTCAACGGCAATACGATCACTTGGAAGACCGCAAAGCATCTCGACATCGAGGAAGGCTGGACAGGTAAAGTCACAGGCACAGTCAAAGAGCACAGCGAGTACAAGGGTGATAAGCAGACGGTGCTTACAAGATGCAAGATAGCTTAGAAAGGAGGTTATATATGCGTGAGTATTACAACGAAGATTGCATGTATGGTATGAAAAGGTATCCTGATAATTTTTTCGATCTCGCTATAGTAGATCCGCCTTACGGTATTGGTGTAGGGACTATGGGATATACTCAAGGTGTGGAGCGTGTAGGAAAAGCGTTAGCTGATCGCAAAGATTATCGTCATAGCGAGTGGGATATTCGCCCACCAAAAGAATACTTTGACGAATTACGCCGAGTTAGTAAAAAACAGATTATATGGGGGGGCAACTACTTTACAGATTGCTTGCCACCATCGAAATCTTTTATCGTTTGGGACAAGAGAACAATGGACTCCATGACAAACGATTTTGCAGATTGCGAATATGCTTGGTGTTCAAAAGGATGTGGTGTCGCACGTATATTTCGATATTTATGGAATGGAATGTTGCAAGGCAATATGAAAGATAAAGAATTGCGATTCCATCCGACTCAAAAGCCTGTAGCTTTATATAAATGGATATTAACAAATTATGCAAAAGAGGGTGACAAGATCCTCGATACGCATGTAGGTAGTGCGAGTAGCTTGATAGCATGTGAGCAACTGGGGTTTGATTATGTAGGCTTTGAGATTGATGAAGAATATTATCAAAAGAGCAAAGAAAGATTAGATAAGCATAATGCACAGGTTACACTTTGGGAGGTTTAAAAATGAATAATATCAGAGAATTTTTTTACAAAATGCAACTATTTGTCGGTTTAATATTGTTGGCACTCGGCGTGTCGTGCGCCGATAGCGAGTGTCTGCTGATACCGACTATTAGCTTTATCACAGGAGCACTTCTGATGTATTTCGGAAGTAAGGAAATTATAAGAAAGTAATGACATTTTGCGGCGTAGGAGGTATAATCATACTGTGAGATAATTTAGAAAGGAGGAACTGCGATGGCGACATTAGCCGAAGAGATGATCCAGTATAGGGCAAAACATAACCTGTCACAGTCGAAATTTGGAGACCTATGCGGAGTCAGCGTGATGACGATCAACTTCGTTGAGCGAGGTATTCAGAATCCGACAGCGAGAACAGAAGCTAAAATCAGAATGCTACTTGATGAAGACAAGGAGGATAAGTAGTGAAAGCAAGTATATCAAAGATCAGGCTGTTCAAATCATGCCGCCGAGCGTATGAGTTGAGATACGTTGAAGGACTCGCTCCTGTCGAGGTATCGGACGCTCTTGAGACTGGACGATCGTATCACGGCAAGTTGGAAGACCTTTACCGAGACGGAGATTTTGACGATTCTGATCTGAGCAAGGCATCAGCGATGGCGAGAGCCTACGATAAATACATCTATCCAGTATTCAAGATGGAGACTGTGGAAGAGCCATTCGAGTTCAAGATATGTCCTGAGCACACGATTGTAGGGCGTGTAGACGGGATTGCAGACGGCGAGATCCTTGTGGAACATAAGACCACGAGCAACGATCTCGATGGGTACGAATTCGATCTCGAATGGGACGAGCAGATACCATGTTATATGCTGGCATACGGAATCAGGACGATGATCTACACGCTTGTCAAGAAGCCTACTATTAGGCAGAAAAAGAACGAGTCGGACGAGGAATTCTATCAGCGCATGGTCGAGTGGTACGATGATGACACGTATTCAAAGATTCGATTCATAACCGTTACACGCACAGCGGAAGAACTGGCACAGTTCAGAAGAGAACTTGTGTGGATGTGTGACGAGATGGAAAGAGCAGAAACATCGGGGCACTTATACAAGAATCCTGCATACTGCCATCATTGGAACACGCTCTGCGAGTACGCACAGATTTGCAACAACTATGATCCGAATGAAACTTATATAAACTTTGAAAGGAGCAAACAGTAATGGAAATCAATCAGATTGATGAAATCAACAAAGGAGACATGCCGTTCACAGCTTTGCTTTACTGCCCGACAGGGGTAGGCAAGTCGACAGCGATCGGACTGATTGCCGAGGCTGGCAAGGGCAAAACGCTGGTGCTCGACATCGACCGCACCATCGACAGAACGCTTGCAAAGCATGAGATCGTGAAAGACACCAGCAAGGTATACACGGTCAAAATCGACAACATCAACACTTTCGAGGATTGGTCGAGAACGCTTCAGGAGCTTGTGGAAATGAAAGAAAACGGCACGCTCGACTTCGAGACGATCGCCGTGGACAACATCAGCGAACTTGAAAGGTGCATTCTTTCGGATTTGGGTAGACAGGGCAAGAATAAAGGAGTGCCAACACAGGCAGATTATCAGTATATGCAGTTTAAGCTGGTCAACTCGCTGAGATACATGAAGTCGCTCGGAGTGAATATCGTGTGGACTGCGTGGGAAGACGTGAGACAGATCGTAAGTCCTGACGGCACATCATACTCGCAGATCATTCCGAAGATGTCGCTGAAGATAGTCGACAATATCTGCGGACTCTGCGATGTGGTTGGAAAGATACTGGTCAATAAGGACAACGAGCACGGTATTCTGCTCGAAGCTACACAGAATATATATGCAAAGAATCAGATCGACACACGGAAGGCGTGCAAGGTAGAAGAGTTTAGCAAGTTCAAGAAAGGAGAAAAATAACTATGGCATGGAATTATCAGAGAGAGGAAAGTAACGGATTTGAGCCACTTCCTGAGGGCAAGTACAGAATCAGAATAAAGGCAGTCGAGAAAGCGCAGAGCAAGAAGGGCAACGAAATGCTTGTATTTCAGTTCGATGTAAGCGGCTCGAATAAGACGCTGTATCACTACATCACGTTCCTACCTGACAATCCGTCAGTCACGAACGGACAGCTTACACAGTTTTTCGATAGCTTTAAAGACATCGAGGACGGCGACTTCGAAATCCTGCACTGGGTCGGCAAGGTCGGAGCGTGCAAGATCAAGCACGAATTATACAACGGCGAGAAGAGGGAGCGCATCAGTTACTTCATCAAAGCTGACAAGCAGAAAGATCTCCCACCGTGGCAGGAAAGCGGAACGGTTTCTCCAGCAGTAACGGCTGGCACAGGATTTGCACCGTCTGATTCAGGATACGATGTACCGTTTTAAAGGTATGATTAAGAGGGGCGAGCCTTTTACGGG